ATTATTTCTCTAAATTATTGCATAAAATAATTATGCTTAAAATATTATTACAATATAAATTAACAATAGTTATGATGAACTGTAAGTGCGGAAACAGGTCACTCTTCTTTGAAAAAACTACTCACGAAGGTACATTTCGTGTATTTAAATGTGATACAGAAAAATCTAAAAGGAAGGGAAAATGTGATTTCTTTTATTCACAAAAAATTAAAGATCCTATTATTTTTCCGACTAAACATGAAAAACCAAAAGCTGAAACAACGGAAATTGTAAATGCAAGGAAATTTTACACAAAAAGTCTTAACAAGTACATAAGCCTCCTTAAAAATTCTAATCATCTACCAATAGAATATTCTACAGATTACATAGCAAATATGAACTACATTCTTAAAAGACTAAATATGCCTTTATATTTTGAAAATACTGAAACCATTGAGTCTCTCGAAGCAAGGATTAGTAAAAATGTATGTGTAAAATACACTGTATCTAAAAATATATATCCAATTAGATTAACGGAATATCCGTCTTCGGTGGCGGTTCCAACGAAAACAAAATGTACAAAGAGAAGAAAGATAAAGTCTAAAGTAAAAACATTGGAAATTGATTTTAAGAACTTCATAGAAGCAGAGGAAAAATCAAAACAGGAGGAAGAAATCGAGAAGGAATCCGTGTGTAGCGATAGCGATAGCGATAGCGGAGAATCTGTAAACGATAACGATAACGACAAGGACAATGATAAGGACAACGATAAGGATAATACATTTGACGTAGATGAATACGATTCTGAAAAAGAAGAGGACATTGACGACGCCGGAGCATTTAGCGATTAAATAACATTAATTAAATCTATACAATTGTATATACATTCGTATGTTATCAAATATGTTAGACGAAAAGAGTCAAGTTAAAATCAATGAAATACTGGGTAAATTTATTTTCCCGATGAAGTGTTATTCTATTATTATAATTTTTATTCTATTACTAATTTCGTATTATTTATATAAAATTTCTGAAAAACTTAACTAATTTAAAAAAATGGTACATTTAACATTAAATGTCGGAACTACCTGTTACAGATCGGGAAATTGAATTTTTTAAAAAGGATGTTGGCGATTACACTGAAATAGACACTCAGATTAAAGACCTTAAGAAAAAAATGAAACCATACCAGGAAAAAATTAAAGAACTTACTCAAAAGAAGAAACAAAAACAGGACGAGGTTTTAAACTTTATGGCTAGCAACAATCTAGACGTGTGTCACGTGGGTGACGACTCTAAACTAGAACTTAAGAATACAGCAGTTAGCAAACCCATTACAAAGGGAGACGTTTATGATAGGATATATAAGTATTTTTCTGAAGATATAGATAAAACAGAAAATATGGATTCTCAAGGAAAAGCAAAGTTTTTACATGATTACATCTACATCGAAGGCCGTGAAAAAGTACCTACACAAAAATTAGTTTCAAAGTAATATTAATAGAAAGAACTTGTAAAGGAGGCTCGAGAAGCAAACTTCACTAGGTCAAATAAAATCGATACATACATCCCTTTGAACTAATTATTTACAAGCAGACCTTCAAATATATTTCAAGACAAAATGTGCCTTAAAAAGTAATAATGTCCTTATAATGTTTTGTAATATCTAAGACATTAGTGTCTTCTTCGGGTATTTCATATTTTTCTTTTTCTAAAAGTTTTATATAACCGTTTAATGTTATTGATTTAATATTTAAATTACAGTCTATTTTAATTAAACCTATATCTGAATTATACCTATCAGTTGTAAAACTTAAAACTGTTAAGTTCAATTCACCGTTTTCATTATTATTGTACATAACAACGTAATCTTGATACATTTTAAATTTATTAAACTTCTTGAAATGGGACATATCAAATACATTTTCATTTGTCCTTTTTTCTGTTATTTCTCCATTTTTGAGAAAAATCAAATATGACTTCATTCTATACTGGTAACAGGACATTTTAAATAATATTTTTAACCCTGAATATTACAAAAATAAAATCATATAAAAAAATATTTTATTATAAATTATATTCAGTGATGTCTCGGGCACCTGTTAATTGGACAATTGATGTCAGGGAGAAGATTGAACAGGCTGATAACGAGAAACTATTGGAATACTTTCAAGTTTTAGATGAAAAATGGTGTATTAATAAGGAAGATAATATCATCGAAACAGCTTGTAAAAATCTTTGCATACCCGATTTAGAAGCAATCGACACGTCTATTCTTTCGATTGAGATGGAAAAAGCTATATTTGAAACTACGCTATTATATTTCAAATTTAAAAAATACATACCAGATTTTGAAGACTATCAAGAACGTTGGAATAAGATCTATGAAGTAATTTTCTATTCTGAAAGGCTCGTCCGCGATACTTATATACTTTTTCGCACATCTGATTCTAATAGAAATTCGCTGTGTAATGAAGATCCAGATGTACTTTTTAAGTATTCTAGGTTTACAGATGATTCTAAAAAAACACCTTATCAGTGTCTTCTTCTATATCTTCTAGAGTTGTTTTCAGAAGAGGGGTTTACAAAAGCTGGAGGAAATTTGTATAAACCCGTAATTTACAAGAAATGTAATACCCATGCTTGGAAAAAACAGTGCACGATCAAGGATTACATCTATCAAAAGACTGATCACAAGGTGAACTTTAATCAATGGAAAAATGCTACTGCCAGTGGCACTAGTAATATCAACAACGCAGAAAAATACTTCAATGAATTTATCGGACCCGAGTTGCCAGCGTTAAATAAAGATCGTCACCTGTTTGCTTTTAAAAACGGTAATTACATAACCAAGTATAACACTGCCGAACCAGGTGATACGCCTGTGTATGTAGACGTATTCGTTCCGTATGGCGAAAGTCATCCCTATCTTAATAATTTGTCTGTAGCAGCAAAATATCACGATTTTAAATTTGATAACTATGATGAGTATTCGGAGGACGAATGGTTTAACATCATAGCACATTGTCCTACATTTAAAAGCCTCCTTGATTATCAGGACTTTACAGAAGAAGTTCAGAGATGGTTTTGTACATTTATGGGTAGGATGTGTTTTAATCTAGGTGATATGGACAACTGGCAGGTTCTGTTGTATCTACTCGGGCAGGCTGGCGCCGGAAAGAGTACAATTGTAATGAAAATTATTCAAAAATTTTACGAAGAAGAAGATGTAGGCATCATCGCAAATAACATCGACGCAAAGTATGGTATCAAGCCTCATGTTAATAAGTTTATTGTACTCGCTCCAGAGATTTCAGAAAATTTCAAGATGGAGCAGACAGATTGGCAGCTTCTAGTTGAAGGAGGACGCAACACTTATTCTGAAAAGTATAAGTCGGACGAAACTATTAACTGGGAAGTTCCGATGATGATGGGCGGAAATAAAATTATGAGATATAAAAATAACTCAGAAAGTGTATCACGTAGAACAGCGGTAGTAAACTTTTGGAAAAAGGTAGTAAATACAGACACTGAAATTGATAAAAGACTAGCAAAAGAAATACCGAGTATCATGAAATTGTGTATTCGCGGGTACTATCACACGCTTAAGAGACATGGTAAGAAAGGTATCTGGAACATTCTTCCACAATACTTCAAGGAAAACAAAGAAGAGATGGAGCAAACTACTAATTCTCTTCAGCATTTCTTGAAATCCGAAAAGGTTGTCTGTAATACGAAGTTGTATGTACCCCTGAAGATATTTTCTCAGGTGTTTAATGAACATTGTAGGGAAAATAATCTATTACGAGAACAATTCACCAAGGATTACTACATGGGTATATTCACTAATAACAACATTAAGGTGGTACAACAGGGTTCTAGAGAATATCCTCCTAATTCCGGTATCATACTTAAGCGTACTACATTTTTATACGGTATTGATATTCCGGGAGATGGTAACGAAATCCCAGATGATAATCCCGAATAATTTCGTATTACATTTTACGTTAAAAGATTAATTTTAATTTATTTATTTAAATTAAATGACAAAAGAACTGCTCCCCGAACAAGGTATTGATATCGATTTAATATTCAAGATTGGAATTGGCGTGTTTATCGTAGTTATTATTTACTTCATATTTAATTTATTTTCCAAGATGAGAGAAATAAACGACAAATTAGATTCTTCTTTAAAAGACTTTAGACCAACCGAAGTTAAAGATAATTCAATAGAGGTTATAGAGGATATTACTGAAAAGAAAGAGTCAAATGTGGATCTAACAGGTTTTGATACATCTGATGATTTAACAACTATCGAAGAGTAAACTTTAATTAGGACACAAGAGTATACTTTCATTTCTTACGAATGCGTCTATTATACATCTATACATTTTTTCATATGAAGCGATGTCATTTCCACCGGTAATTATAACACTGCCGGGTCTGAATACAATACATGACATGACTTTATTACAATCCGGATCTTGCATTTTGATATTAACACCTGGGTATTTATTTGGATTAAAAGAATATGTTTTCAGATAATTTAATTTCCCCTGGTCTAAAATTTTACACAGATCAGTCTGTTTTATAAATTTACTTATCTTAAAATCAGAATTTATCATGCATATTCTAGTGTTAGAAATATGAGCTGTTTCACTTGTAAAAGCGTTTAATGTTTTAAGTCTTTTAAAAAGTTTTCTAATCGCGTATGTTGCTGAATATGGATTAAGAACCCCCGCCAACTGAATGTTTCCGTTTGAAAATATTTTGGCAGAAACTTTAGGTTTTTTTTGATACTTTACGGTTATGTAAATATTAGCACAGTTATAAAATTGTTTCTTACCATTTTCATCACTATACTCTGATTTATACTTCGAAGTGTCTATGACACTATTAAACCCGCAGCATACGGTCATTGTAGAGATGTCCCATTTTTTAATAACATTAAATGATGAATAGTTTAATTCTTCCATGTATCTATTTTGATACACTTCATTAAATTTCTTAAAATTAGGATTACAAATACAGTCTGTATACTGAGAACGCGGGTCGCAAATTGTACACGTCGTCATAGTGTCGTATCCGTGTTCTTTATATACTAATTTGTTTCTTTATATAGTTATTTTATGTAATTAATTATCTCTAAATTCGTTTACATTTTCTACTACATCTATATAATCAATGATTAATCGCTTATTTAGGGTTTTTTTACATGCTTTCAATAGCATAGAAGACATTTCTTTAGAATGATTATTTACAAGATGTGTGAAATAAAATATGAATCTTGGAAGATAAATTCTATAAGTTTCTTCTAAATTCAATTCTTTATTATTAACGTCTTTGATGATATCATGTAAACAATATGTTAATATATTAAAATCGATGTCTCTAACCATATCGTCTGATATAATCAGTTTATTAGTTGATCTGCGATGATAGTAAACGATTAATTTATTAATTTCGTCTATTGTTTTATTACACAATTTAAGTCTGGTACAAGGATCTCTAAAGTCAGACATCTTATTTAAATAAATTACAAAAGTGTTAAAATCGTAATAAATATACTTATTATTGTTTTTAATACATACCCATGGATACCTAATTTCTTCGTGTGAAATTGGACAGATGTTATTAAAATCGAGGGTTTTTCTAAATCTTTGCTGAATTACTTTAGCCGCAGAATATTTATTTAAAATATCTAAAATAAAACACTTACTACATTTATCAATTTTAATTTTGTAAATTCTACATATTTTTCTCAAACACTTAACTGTTAATATACTTGAATATTCAATCATCTAATTAATTATTGTATCTTTTTAAATTAAATTATAAAATTTAAATGTGTATAAAAAGAAACATTATAAAACTGTAGATGACATCTTTTAAGATATCTAAAAAAACTGTTCATACAGACTCAAGAACCTCTATAATAGATAAACACCTTGAAACTATTAAAAGTATAGAAGACGACAAAACAAATTTAGATAAATATCGTTCAGAATTGATACTATTAGAAAAAACTAAGAAAAACTTTGAAGTTAAAAAAAAATATACTGAAGTTTTTAGCTTTTCTCAAAAGATAGTGGGTTTAAAACATAAAATTGAAAAAATTGAAAACGATACAGAATTATCTGATTATTTATTCAATTCTATTGATTTCATAAAGGAAATAGACAATAATGAATGTACTACAGTTGAAGATAGACCCGAAGACGGTATATTTAAATACATTTCACTCGATTCAAAAAATAATAAAGGTGAAATGTACAAGATGTACATGGAAAAATGTTTTCCGGCGGAATCGGGTACATACTTTGAAAGTAAGAGGAATAATATTTACAGATGTCCAGACTGTGACGGTAAGACAACAAACGACATCTCATCGGGGCTTACACTTTGTTTTAACTGTGGTCTAGCAGAAAAATCGAATATTTCAAATCTTCCAGAATGGAATCATGCAGAAACGCACGAGTATGTCAAGCCTTATAGTTATAAACGAACAAATCATTTCAAAGAATGGATAAATCAGATACAGGGTCGCGAAGGAACTCTCATACCTACTGAGGTTATAAATTTACTTATCCTTGAAATTAAGAAAGAGAGATTAAAAGATAAATCTCTAATTACATATTCCAAAATTAAAGAATTTCTTAAAAAGCTTAAACTTAATAAATATTACGAACACATTCCAAATATAATACATAAAATAACATGTAATAAACAGTTAATCATTAATAATGAACTCCAGGATAAATTAGTTAGTATGTTTAATGATATACAAGAACCATTTGATAAAAATTGTCCAAAAAATAGAAAAAATTTTTTAAGTTACTCTTACACATTATATAAATTTTTCCAATTATTAAATAAGGACGATTATCTTATTTATTTCCCTTTACTTAAAAGTAGAGAAAAACTATTTGAACAGGAAAATATATGGAAGAAGATATGTACAGATCTAAAATGGACCTTTATACCATGTATATAAATTTAATTAATTTTAGTAGAGGTCTATATTTGCTGTACTATTATTGTAAGACACCGTAGTTGTTCCTACGCAAGTTACATTAATATAAGACCTCGGTCCACAAGGCGCATTAAAATTTATTCTGAGTCTAATACTTGTATATCTATCTAGAGGTACACTAGAACCCGAGTACGCTGTAGAAGCTAAAGGTATCACTAGAGATCCTATCCCATCTTCTTTATCTACACCGTTGAATGTGTATCTATTATAATTTAAACCTAAAAATGATTTGGTAGCATAATCTATAACACTCGGTTCTATAACTTTTTGATAAGAATAACCGTTCAGTTCTAAATTCATGTCCGTGATGTGTACTCCGGAAGTTAACCATCCGGACACTATAATATGCGACGCGTATAAATTAAAACTATCTAAATCTAATAAAAGGTTCGCGGTGTTATATGAGTCGAAGTATAAACTCTGTGTAAATTTAGAGCTCTGTTTGACGCCTTTGTTAAATTGTTTTATTTCAACGTCATCTAATTCAAATCTCTTAGAATACAATCTTAATTTTTGAATTTCTGTTGAAAATTTTAATTTGAAATATCCATTTACATTATTATAAGTGTCCCCTATTTGAAAACCGTAGTTATCTGCCAAAAAAGAATCTATAAAGTAATTTTTATCCCTGATAGACGGTATTAATGTGTTCTGATGCATATTGTCAAATACAATATTATTCATGTCACTAGACTCCAGGTCTCCTCCAATAACATTTTCAAGTTTGTTATAAAAAATTTTAATAGACAATTTTTGGTCTTTTAATAGTCCAGAAGGAAATGAGCCATTTTCTGAAATATTACAAAAAGTTTCTAACTTAGAATTTAATGTTTTTGTAAATCCAGGAATCCACGTTGTTAATCTAGTGGAACCCTTTTTATTGATTATACTACAATTTTTTAATAAATTAGCGTATTCCCCTGCTCCAAATTCCGTATCTAATAGCGCCTTAATGTCGTCAAAAGTAAGGGTTTGCCATATCTGCGTTCCTACGTGATATTCTATTCTACTAAAAAGGCGAAGAATAGATAAATTTCTAAGAAAAATGCCTTTTAGTTCTGGTACATAAGGAAGAATATCGGTGATGGCGTTGTTTGTGGCATAATAATCTAATGAATTAAAGACGGTTGAATGTTCTAATGATAATGTATTACTTTGATGTTTTGAATAGATACCCTTCCAATTTTTACCGTCCTTTGATATAGCAAGATTGTAATTTCCTTCTCCAACTGCTATCCATAATCCGCTTTTATGCGTTATATCGAATACTATTGTGAAGATGTCTTTCACCTCAACATCATTCCAAAAAATAAGATCACTGGATGATGCTATTGGTGATAATTTACCTTTACCTACAGCAAGGTATCTTACAGAATCGACACCCGTTACAAAATTTTCATTTTTAACCTGTGCTATTTTATAACAATTTCCGTCTATCCTATTTCTAAGACTGAATGTATCTGTTGTTATGAATTTTCTATATCTACGCTGCCAGTTAGTTCCGTTATTAGCAAAGGAGTCTTCTGTAAGAGGATTGGCATAAACTCTTAAAACAAATTTATTTTCATTCAAATCAACGACGAATTGATTGAATTCACTTGGGTACACAGTGGTGAATAAAGTACGCAAAGAACCGTCTATATAAGTTTCCCAAGTTGGTCTAAATTGTTCACCGCCATGAGCGTCTGTTTTATATATCGTCGAACTAGTGTGGATTTGGTCTCTATACAATATTCTAGGTTCTGGAAAAGAATTGTTTTGTTCGATATTAATAATACCGTCGTTGTCATACATAAAATAAACTTTTTCTTCTAGTCTGAGGTCGGTGAGCACGCCCACGCGCCCGAGAAAAGAAACATTTATAATAACACCCGATTTTCCTTTATAATTAACCGGTCTTACATGATTTCCGCGCCACCCGGAAACGGCGTCCAAATATTGTCGTGAGTATACGTCGGTCTCGTCAGATATTTTAATAATATTAAAAGGATTAAGATTCGAGAAATCTTCTATTACCCATTTGGCAGGGTCTGATAAATCTGTTGTATGCACTAATATTTGCCCATCTCGGTCATTTGTTGGTATACCAACGAATACCCATCTAGTACCTGTATAACAGACAGATAAAGCTTCGACCAGTGGGTTATAATTGAACGTGGGGACGTCCCCTCTTCCAATCACGTGCCAATCCATTCTAAACGTGGCAAAATAAACGTTATCCGGTTTTTCATAAATAATTGGCCCGGAAATTCGGCGATTGCTTTTTTGTTTTCCAACAACGACAATTTCCCTTAAATCATTTGTACATACGTCATGAATTGTCTCGAATGGTGATATCCCCCAATTCCCCCAGCGGGGGCTCTCAAAAGCATCTATGACCTGATCAGTACCAAGAACAAATTTCCAGTAATATTTTCCCATTGTGTATGGGCTACCCGAATTGACATACTCATTCGGAATATGTCTTAACGCTAGTAAGCCTTCATTCATATTTCCCACTACCGCTGTTGCTGATGCATTTACTCCGCCGCCGCCGCTTATGAAGATCGAGGCACTAGTGTACCCACTCCCTGGACGAGTAATGTTTATACCAACCAGGGAGCCCTCGAAGATGTGCGCCGAGGCTGCTGCATATACTCCATCGCCGACTATTTGTATAACTGGATGACTTGTATACCCACTCCCCGGATTAGTTAAGGTTATAGAAATCACAGCTCCGACGTGACTGGTCCTCCCTATGGCGAGCTGCTGATTATAGCCAGAAAAAGTTTCGTGTATTGAATAGAAACTTTTTGCGAATGTTGACATCCCAGTGAAACCTCCTGGGTTTGCGTCGGATACGTATATAGAACTGGCCTCTGTAAAAGTAAGGCCATCAAAGCCGGGTCCTTCGGCTAAAACAATATAGTCGTATCCGATCCCGACTTTGATCTGTACATAACTTCCCACGGCGTTTATATGGGTACTTTCGCCACACAATATAATAGTTCCATCTCTTAGTTGAAGTATATCGTTCGCAGATGTAGTACTAGAATTAGTAATATTTCCATCAAGACTGTTTATTTTAATAGATTGGTGCGGGAGCAGCTGAGCCTCATTGCCGAACCCATTAGAAAAATCAAGATCTTGCATACCGTACGCCCTAACTCCAAGGCCTTGCCAGACAGTACGATAATCTGAATGACAAACTTCATAAGTTCTAAAATTACCGATTATATAAGGCCGTGCGCGTGCGACACGACCGGGTGCGAAGTCAGGGATACTAACTAATGACTCATATAGTCTCTTTTCTTTTATAACTATAGATGATATAACGGGATAGTTATTAGTATCAATATTGGGTTTTCTCCATCTAACCGCGTCGTAAGATTTTACTATAACATTAACGCCACCGAGGGTTCCTGTTATTAGCCATTCTGTGCCTGCATAATTAATTCCTTCAATTTTCGTAAATACATTATTTAATACATTTATTTCCGAATATTCGCCCGTAGATGTTATTTTAAATATTGTGCAGTGACTTTCATTCACAACCTTATACGAGTAAATTACATTGCCTGTTATATCAGACTGTATTATAGGAACTTCAGATGAATTGTCTATATCTCGTAGCTTTCTCCATTCTAGTCCGTTGTATGAATATATTATTTCATATTTATAATCATTAGAATTATTAGAATCTTTTAGAACGGCTGTCATCCCTAAAAACGTGGTAACTATATTTTGTATAATTCGTCGTCGTCCAAGTTTTATAGTTATAGTTTCAGTAGGGTACCGGGCGGGGTCCTCGTTCCCGACCTCCACCGCGAACCAGTTGTACATTCGTTGCAGACCTTGCGTGCTTGGGTCTGATCTCGTAGATAAAATTGTTACTATACCTATATCTATAATCGCGCCATCTATGACTTGAGGATTTTTTCCAAAAAGAATGTCTCTTTTACCGTCTGAGATAGCACCTAGATATTCATAAAGACATACACTATTACTGTTCCCACCCAGACCGTCTCGTAAACGGTAAAGCCCAGAATTATTTGAGTCGTCCACCTCTCCATACCACGGTATTAGCCTATGAAATGTACTTCTCAAGCTGGCTAGTACATTATTATCAATTCCACTTGTATCGAAAGCAACAAGTCCTAACCAAGGTAATGATAGAGTACTAGGAACATTTAATAAAACGTAACTTTTACCGGGAACAGCATCGGCGTTGCTTTCTATAATGTCGGCGGCGGCCGTAATGCCCCAATGTATCTCCCAATCACTTCTTACAAAAACTGATGCCATAACAGTTACGGGAGGAACTGACATTAATATTTTACAAGCTTCTCGATCCGTTGTGTAAATGCTAATATATTCTACGTCTATAGAATTAAATTGAACGTGGTTAATTTCGCGCTTATTAGGAAATGTATGTAATCTAATTGGATGCCATGTCCTACCTTCGTCGACAGATCTAAATACAAACTGTCTATATCTATCGTCTCCTCGCGTGGCAGCTGGTTGTATACCCTGTTGACCTATAGCCGTCCATACCCCAGTATTGTTCGTGTGAAGTTGCGAGACACGTGGCATAAAATATGTAAAATTTGGGTCTTGTATACCGACCGTGCCGTAGGTAGGATGTTGGCTTTTATCTACATAAATTCCTTTGTCAAAGGTCTCGCCGAATGCTGCGCTTCTTCTATAAACCTCTATTTCGACAATACCCGTTGCGGTATTGTTACTTGATAATAAGCTTTCTAAAGTTACTCCTTCCGCGCTGGTGTATCCAGCGCCGCTATCAGTAATAGTCACCTCCGTCACCACACCAGACACGACCGTGACAGTGCCCCTGGCATCTTGTCCTGTTGTTTGTATGAGCTTCACTACTTCGCCATTGATATAGTCGTTGAGGCCGCCGCCGATTATGGAGATCGACTTTACTTCTCCTATTACGACTGGAGAAACGACGGCGGTACCAGTTGCGTCGCCGCTTCCGTCCGCGCGTTTAAAAGTTATACCACCGCTCGTCGCGGTATAACCAAAACCGGCCGTAGTAACAGACACCGAAGCAACACCGCTCACCACGCTATAAACGCCCGTACCACCACTCGCGCCGCTCTGTATGAATGTTACGACGTGATTCTGGGTATATCCAGTTCCTTGAGATACAATCGCGGATATGGAATATACTTGCCCACCTATTTCACTGTTATATTCTGCCATATTCGTACCGTAGTAGAATTCAGAGTATTCCCATGTTTTACCGTTGTCATAACTTTTTATTATTAAACCATCTTTATCTAAACCTAATATTGTATTAAACCTGGACCCACAAGATAAAACAGACTGCGGCGTGCCGTACTCGAGTACACGTAATTCTGAAGTAAAGTCTGGGTTAGAGACAAATCTTTGGTTTGGGTTTGCGCCGTTATGTATGAAATCAAAACTCAAGTCTTGGGCGTAGTATTGAGGACCAACTGTTTCATTTCTAAATATTTTAGAAGTTTGTGTTTGGGAGGAGAACGTGCGCGTGCTGGACTGCTCGCCGTATTCGGTTACAACGACAGTCAATTCGTCTTCGGTTAAACTTTTTACCCCGGATACAACAAAAGATGCAAAAGACGTAATATAAATTAAAGTATTTACTGTTACATAATACATCGGGGTCCCGTACGGCAGCGACGGGTCGTTGTAACCGTCCTCCTTTGGTATATAAAGATTATATAACATACTAGAATCATACGTCCAACTCGACGGATTCTGGAAGTTAAAATCTACAAGGTTCATAAAATAAAGCCCAGAATCAATTCTCCTACGATCTTTTTTAAGCAAGCCGCCTAATATTATATGCTCTTTCCCTTCCACATATATAATGTCATTAATTTCGATAAATTGCGTGACACTGAAATAATGCCAAGCATCGTATTCATTTGTATTTAGGTTATATATTCTCCATGCTACATTTGGACCATTGATTGTGTCACTGAGACCTACTGCAAATTGTACAGTCACAGAGCCCACATAAAAACTTTTAATTTTATTAACAGTATTTATATTTATAATAACGTCCTTTGTTGGAGGTAGTACACGCGTGGTTAAATCCAATTCCATTTCTTTAAGTTCAGTTCCGGCTGTAGAAAAAGACGTTATAAGGAAATCGCGTTGTAATTCTTGAATATCAAATACAGTTCCATGAAATCCATCAACATATTTAAAGTCTGTTATCTCAGAATCCATTTCAAAATTTAAATAGATATCTCCGAGCATATCGCTATTCTCATCCGGTGTAAAAATCTTATATCTTTCAGACGTTATATCATCTGATTTACCAGCACAAGTCATCTCAGATATATCGTGTCCATGTAAGATTTGTTTAGAAGTGTCATTTTCATTTATGAAAACAGATATCAAATCTTCATCTTCGTTTATTTTATTTGTAACTGATATACCTTGTGTACCGCCTCCATTATAAGCAGCATGAGCAGCCTGAGCCCCCCTTCCCATGGTGTTTAATTAATATAAGTAAAATATAATTATTTATATTTATTAACACGTTTCACATTTCACATTTAATTTCGTTTAATTTCGTCTAGTACATTGCAAGCGAAGCCGCGCCGCCCTTGAATAGAGCTGTTGTCTCACCGATGCATGTGATGCTAATGTATGGGGTGGAATTTGCCGGCACATCGGTGAAAGTTAGGGTTAGACGAATGCTGTCGAAACGATTGAGCGGGACCGACGAACCCGAATAAGCAGAGCTTCCGAGAGGGAATACAAGCATACCTATACCATCAACCGCCTCCTCCTGGGTAGCCTCGATATTACGATTGACATATAGACCAAGCGAAGAGGCGGCTGCGTAATCTAGCATCTGAGCAGGTAGAACACCGGAGAACGACGACGAGTTCAACTTGAGCTCAGCACTCTTAACGTATACACCCTCACCAAGGTTGCCCGAGATAATGAGATGCGAACCGTATAGCGAGAAGTGATCGAGATCAATTGTCTTCTGTGTTACACTTGTTACATCAGTGATCAAAGCATTCTGGGTCATCTTAAGACGCTTTGGAAGACCTAGTGGCATCGACTTCATCTGATCGCGCTCTTCGTTGCACATAATTAAATGCTTAGCGTAAAGCTTGATAGACTTTAGCGAAATTGGGGCAGCACCTAGAACGAGCGTACCGATGTCCGGGGTCGAGTCGCCGAGTTGGCCAGTGTAAGTAACAGATGCGAGGTATGGCGAATCCTTTACGAGGAATTTGCTCGGCTCATTCAAAGTGACCGTCTCGGAGGACGGCACGGTAATAGTTACATTATCAGTGGCTGCAAGATAAATCTTAATCTTAACAGACTGATGAGGAGCCGCCGCAAGAGGATAACCACTCTCGGAAACATTGGAGAAAGACTCTAACTGAGGAGCAAGAGTCTTTGTTAGAGCAGGAATAATGAATGTAACATCAACATCCTCGCCTATACCAAAATCCGACGCAGCCTGGAAAGCAGTGCCGTTAGTGTCGTAAAGAGATCCGACGTTAGATGGTCGACCTCTTCTCGAAACAGTGTCGTAAGAAGCCTCAGACATTTCAGTATTATATACTACGCGTACATCATCTTTTTCGAGAGTTTGCCAGATCTGAGTACCAACCTGATACTCGATGCGCTCAATAATATTTGTTAGAGCCCCTAACTTGAACTCAAACTTTGGGTTTTGTGGGCTTACCTTCAAGGTTGCAGCAGCATTGAGGTTGATTGGGGTGGCCCAGGTGGAGGCCACAGCATCGAAATTATTCTTGATGGTTACTTTCATATTAAGGTATAATTCACCAAGGCAATCGATGTCATTATTGATGGTAAAAATCTTAGAGCCCCCGAAAGAAACATTACCATTGTTACCACTGGCTGGAACCTCTAGAACAGTAGAACCGTGAAGTAGCTGGCGGGTGGTGTCATTCTTGTTCCAGAAGACCGACATTACGTCGCCTTCCTGATCCTGAATCTTGTTAGTGACGGCGAGACCCTGAGTACCACTTCCGTTATAAGCAGCATGAGCGGCTACAGCTCCAGACATATTGTATTTATTTAAATATATAAAAGAAAATAATTTTAAATTTAATACGTAATAAAATTAA